AGACTTGGCTTTTTACATATCTTTCAATAATCTGAGATTGAGCAATTTCATCTGTTAACGTTAACTCATTAAACTTAAACTCAAGAATATCTGTTTTTTCACGAATAATTTTATTTATCATTTTTTCCAACTGTCTTTGTGCTGGCCTAGCAACCTGTTCTTTAAATGTTCTATCTTGAGCCAAGGCTGCTGCGATTTGTGCTGAATCTGAACCGCCAAGTTTTGAAAGTGGTACTTGATGAGCAACTAGAATATCATCACGATTTTGTTTTCTGTATTCTTTAAATGACCCGTCCTGAATTCCATTTTCAATTGGATTCATGCTAAATTCAACCTTATTGTTATCTGTATCGCCAGGAAGTGGTATATATAATGTTCTATGCGATTGTCCCTTAAGACTAGTCTGTAAAAATCTAAACATTTTATCTTCTGCGTCTGCAGACAGTTTGGCTCCCTTTAAAGTTACAACATATCTAGGTACAGCCTTATTAGAAAAATAATCAATATTATATTGAGATGCTAACTGATCGCCATGCAATGAAGATATAGCCGAAATAATATCAGGAACACCATAAAACGTATTTAATGGAGAGTATTGTTTAAAATGAATAATTTCATTTGGCCTATTGTCGGCAGTTACTGGATTTGCATTCTTTGCTCCAAAGTTTCTAAAATAAACAACCTTGTTTGCAATAATTTGAACAAATCCATCTCTCATACGACGAACACGCATAGTGGTTGCTGGAATATGTCCAACATATCCAATTTCTCCACGCACAGTTCTTCCTATTTCTAAGTATCCATTACCTATTGCTTGCACATCTGTATAAACTTTTTCCATTGTAGAAGTAAAAGAGTCATCATTATTTAAACTTTCTAGCCAGTCTGTTAATTCTATTTTTGATCGGTCAATTCTTTTACGTGCTCTTTCTGTGGCTCCGCTATCAATAGAGGCTTCTAGTTTTAACATGGTTCTAGGAGATATTTCAAACTTATATCCCAAACCAACAATGTTTTCTACCTTAGCATCAATTGCAGCATGATTAGCAAAAGAAGTATCATAATAGTTTGCCAACTCGTAAACATTCCATGGGGGAGTAATGACATCAAATAATCCATAAGCGTTTCTATACAAGGTTCCTGGATTAATTTCTTTTGATTGTGCTCCGTTAATACCTGAATTAACTGCGAGAGCACTATCCATGTATGCTGGAGAGGCTTCGACTTTTGACATTCTAGAAGCACGACGTTTAAAGTTATTGTCTAAACCAGATAAATTTTTTAACTCATCCCATGTCTGATTAAATGGATCACTTTTTTTAAATTGATTGTCTTCCTCTAGTAATTCATCAATTCTTGCGCCTAATCTATATTCTTTTTCTTCGCTCATTACTCTTCACTTCCCCATTTTTTAACAGTTTGTTGTGCAGCATGTACGGCACCAAGATCATTCATATTTGGAATCCATCCCTCTGCCATTCTTTGTTTTTGCTCTGAGTACTCTTCCTCTGAAACTCTATTTAGACCAGGGACAAAAATACATTGTCCATCTCCAGGATCTCCATAATAAATTGCTGCTTGCTTTAACTCAGATATTTTTGATATGTCATTCTTCATTGCAGGAATGTTTAATACAGACCCAGTTCCATCTGTAAACCATTTTCCATTAGCCCTTTTATAGACATAAAGACCCCAGTTATAGTTTTTTTCAATAACCTTTATACGAGATTCGCCAACTTGCCCCTTCATTTTGGGCAACGACTTGCTATTTTTTTTCTTTTTAGCAGGCTTCATATCCATCAGTATACCATATTATACTGGTATCTGACTTCTTGTTTGCCACGAGGCATCCGTAAATATTTTTATAGAGTCTGCTGTAAAATTTAAACTTTCAGAAGTATTGCTATCTACGACAACCTTATTCCTGCCAATATAGGTTTTGTATACTTCAGATGGGTCTACTCCATATAGTTCTGAAGACTCAGTTACAAGAACACCATTCCAATTGTAAGATGTATACCAATATGACCAAAATAAATTAGAAATGCCATCATTTTTTACTTTAAGCCATGGTCTATATATTTTACTTTGAATCTCTTGTAATTCTGTAGATTGATAATTTGTAATACTATTAAAAACAAAAGGCCCATTTAAATTAATATATCCCAAGAAATTGTCTAGATTTAAACTGTTAGCAAAAGAAACACCAAAGACAGTCCATTCTTTTGTTTCAACTATTGGCTCTCTAACTAGACTACCATTGATATAGAATGCCAAGCCATTAACTTCTTGACCAGTAGATTTATTAATTGCAAAAATTTTACCCCTGTCGCCATTTTCGCTAACAGCGGATATAAAAAATTGAATTATATTGTTTTTATGCTCTAATTCAAAAACTTGGGTTGCCCCATATGTAAACTTATCAAAATCATATCTAAGCCACATCTGTATAGCCGATATTTTATAGTCATTAGAATTGCTCCTATTGAGTGGAATTCCAATACCCCTATTAACAAAAGGACTAAAAGATCCTCTGACTTCGATACCGCTTTTTCTGGTTGAGTATAAATACGGTACACTTTCTTTAAAAATACTTATAGGATTTTTTGCTTTGTAATCAAAATAAATTCCAGTTTTTTTATAGGGATAAATCGGTAATCCAAATCTAGTTCCTATCTTTTTTGCAGCATTATGATCAAATGCTTGTGAGGCCAATTCTAGTTTTTTAAGTGTAATATTTTTATGCTGTGTCCCCTGTATATTAAAAACTAAGTGAACAACAATGGCTAAAGTATTAAAATCAATCCCTATTGGAGGATAAACTATTGTATTATCTGCAACTTCAAAAACTGTATTTTGCCAATTTGTAAAATTAGAAACATTTAAAATTTTATCATTTTTAATTGGCTGTATAGATGAAAAATCTTTAAAGTTTTTATTTGCTCCTGAAGAAATATATTGAAAACTAATGTAACTACGTATAGAAGAGTTATCCGTATTATAAAAATAAGTTTTTATAGATTTTTGCTCTATATCTTCATAATCTTGCCATCCAGAAAACAATGAATTATCCAATTGTGCATATGTTCTTTGAACTGTATGGTCATATGCTAGTTCTAATGCGTCATAATCCCAAGATGCGGTTTGCTCTGTTGAATAAACTACGGTTGGAGATGGATAGTCTATGTTAAATTGCAATAAATCTAAATCATAATATTTTTGCCCACTCACATCATCAATGTAAGAAGCAAAATAAGACAATGGAATATAATCCTCCCAATATCCTGCGGAAGCAATATCTAAATAATAATTGTCATATTTTAATACAGGAATTAATGTATAAGTTGATGTATGATTTAAAAAGTTTGCTCCTGCAGTAATAGTGCATAATCCAGAAGTTGAAAAATGACTTGAAATTAAACTAACATTATAATTACTAAAAATATGAAATTTATAAAATTTACCTTCAAAATTTTCTAGTCCATTTTGATTAGATCCTATATAAACCTTTAAAGAATTTTTATTTCCAAAAAATGCCCCCAAGTTTGAACCAAAGTAATCTATCATTTTTTCAAGTTCAAACCCTATTGGCAAGTATGTATCTGGAGATATAGATGTAAAAGTTTGTAAAGTTGTTAAACTTTCATTATAATAAAAATAATATTTTATTGATGTATTTTCTAGTGTTGCTTTAAAATAATTGTTATTATTTATATCATAAATTGTAAATATTGATTGAACGTTTGATATCGCTGTATCAAATTTAATAACTGCAGACAACCCATGAATATCTTCGTTAATTGCATAAAAATTATCAAAATATGCATAGGTTTTTTTATTATTCCAGGTAGAGTTAGGTCTAAAAGTAAAATACTCATAACTCTCATCTTGAATAAATTTATTATCATCTATAAAATTTATTTCTGTTTTGTTGTCTAAAAATAAAGAAGGCAAAGAGTGTTTTGTAACAGACAGTGTTTTTTCTGTTGTAGAAACGTTGTCTAGTGTTGCCTGACTCCAATTTCCAATATTTGGATATGTATAGTTGGCTGTATATTCAGAATATGGATAATCTATATAAATTGACGATGCACCGTATGCAGAATTAATTGTTTCTGGAGATATAACTGCTTGTCCATATACCCATCTTTTTTTGGCAATAAGATCTGGAACCAAATAAGAATATATTGCAATACAATCTACTTCATAAGGATTTGCATTTTCATAAGAATAAAATCCAAGCCAGTCTAATTCTTTATCAGATCCATTAAATTCTGAAGGTAAATCTAATAATTCTAAATTAATGTCTAAAGAAATTACCTGTTCTCCGTTTATTATTAAGGATGCATTATTTTGATTCATTTTAATTTGAATCAGCATTGGCCTATACCATTCGCCAATATAATGTGATGCAAAATATTTACCTATAACTAAACTAATAAAACCATCCTCGACATAAAGTCCATCGGTAGATCCAATTGGACCAAAAATTCTTAGTGGATCAACAGAGTCACAATTAATTCTCATCCACATTTCTACTGTATATTCTTGATATTTTCCAGTTTCATTTAAAAATCCAAGACCTGGAATAATTAAAGATGGATTATTTAAATTAGGAACTAATTTTGTAATACTATCTGATCCATAAACCATCGGGACACTTGTATTTTTAGATAATAATTTATTATCTTTAATTAAATAATATCCATTTTTAATGCCAGGAACATAAGGACTTGCTGGGAATGCTCCGTCTATTCCAGTCAAAGCAATTTCTGTTGGTAAAGAAGATAATGTTATTCCTAATGATGTTGTATTAAAGTTTTCAGAACATTGAGCAATACTAAAACCATTTGTAAATATTTTATAACTATCTGTAGATAATGCTCCACCATTAAATTCTATTTTTAATATTGGCCTAAAAGAAGTGCTTTGATTTGGAAAAGTTGACGTATGTGACAAAAATATCCACTTTTGAGAAACATCAGTTGTGTATTTTGTTACTTTTTCAATTGTATCTCCTGAAGAAGTATCATTATATTCAAAACCAATTGATATGGATTTTAAATATGCACTCTCTGTATACATATAACACCCAGAAGTTAAAGTTGCTAAATCAAAATTTAATTGATCTAAATCTATTAAATCTGGTCCAATAAATTTAATTTCTTTTGAAGAGCCTACAAAATTATCAAATTGTATTTGATTTAATATACTATCTACAAATGGCTTGTTAAAGTCTAAAGCACTTGATGTTACAGTTGCTTCAGAAAAGTCCCAGTTAACAATATTTCTTTGAGTAGAAGAAATTAATGATAAATAATCAACATTATCATCTAATGCCCAGAGACCTGTTGGATGCTCTGCAAAAATTTTTTCAGCATAGAGATTAGATTTAACAGACATGATTAGTCTATTTTATCATATTAGCGATTTTCCCAGAGTGGATTTCCCCAATATATATCGTCATATTTTAAACCTGGATATGGAGATTGACCAACTGGAGCATTCCAAAAATCAGAGATAAACATATTTCCATCTTGTACAGTAGTAATTTCTCTTGCAAAATCTTTATTTTCTGGGAAAATTATACAGTCTCCAGGAATTAAATTTTTCCCTATTTTATAGTTTTTAAATTTAAAAAGCCCGCCGTCATAAGAGTCGTTCCATTTGACTATGGATCTAAATACATTATTAGGCCTGTCTACGTTATAACTCATTTGCATCCCATTGCCAGAGGTATATCTAACAATATAACTTTTTCCGAGTATTGGTGGATCATAAAAAACTTTATTGATTTGACTCACGGCTCTTTGAATTGCTACAGTATACTTTTCAAATATATCTACTATTTCTTTTGTCATGTCTCCATATGTAGTTATATCAAAATTAATACCATCTTGATTAAATAATGGATCATGAAGTGGAATATGATTGTCCTTGGTATTAAATTTTACAGAATTTACAAAGTCATCTATTAACTTTAAATCTTCTTTTGTTGCAACGTTAATAATTTGATATGTCATGTTTTTGGTATCCATAACTTTTCATTTCCCTTGCTGTGGTATCTTGCCATAACAAATAATAAATCTGAAAGCCTATTTAAATATTTAGGAATATTAATGTTAACTCCTTCTAATTTCCAAACCTGACGCTCTGCTCTTCTAACAATAGTCCTAGCATTATGCAAAGGTCCTGTAGGCAATATAAAAGAATGAAGCGGTTCTAGATATTTGTTATAATCATCAATAATATTTTCTAAATAAACAATTCTTTCTTTATGTATCTTTATTGTTGGCGCTCCCGCAAGTTCTGCTCCAAGATCAAACAAATCACTTTGGATTCTATCTATAATGTCATTATGATATTCTGTTGCCATTCCAATAGCAGAGTTTGCTTCATCTACTGCGCCAATTGCTTCAATTAAAGTACTACTTTTATCTATTCTTTCATTTGTAGCAGTAGAAGTTTTTCCATCATCGCCAGTTTTTGTATATATACGAGTTAAGTGAACCATTAGTGTCCCGTCAAAGAACGCCAAATATCAACTGTAAATTTATTAGCCATATAAAGTGCAGATAAATTTATAATTAATTGAAAAATATACTGTATGGCTTTAGGCTTATGTTTTTGTAGTGGAAACTCTATAACGTTATCTAATGTTTTGTATGCTAATTTCATGGGAATATAACCTTTCCGTTATTGGCCCAAACTAATCCAATAGAATCTCCTGGATTTAACAACTGCTGATCGACCGCTAATTGTCCCCAACCCCATTCATTAGTTGGAAAAGGAACTTTTTGTTTTTCTTTAACTATAAGTGCCCAGTATGCATTTT